CTGGGAATGTAGTAATATCATCAGAATCACATTTTCCAATTGTTGGCTTTGTTGAAAAACCAGTTATATAGACTGGAGTTGCTTTTGCAATAGTTGCACCACTTATATTTTTAACCTCTATAGTATGATTTACAAGACTAGGTAATATAAGTTCAATTTGCTCTGCCAAATCTTGTAAGTCTCCATGAATATTTACAGGATCACTAAACAGTGGATAAGGAAGATCATAATTTGCGGTTGCACCAGTAGCCATAATCTTATTATTATACCACTTCATACTGTAATATTTTTAATAAATGTGCGGGTATATTGATAAAGTTGACTTCAATCCCTAAATCATGTTATAATTAATACACTACCGAAAGGTAGTTTTTGTTTCTAAGGAGGTAACACGAATGAGAAACATTGAAAAAAAGGTTTGGTTGGGGTTATTATCTATTGTTGGTTTGGTTGCTCCTTTTAGCAATTCTGCCAATGCTTTAGAAAATAATTTATTGACTAAACAAGCCGTAGAAATTGTTCCAGCCCCTCAAGGGGCTTTTCTGGTTTCTAAGGAAAAAATACTAGAAAAATATGAAAATGCTCATAAACTAAGTGATGGTCAGTTGGTTGAATTATTAAAAACCGTAGGCTTTAAGGGTAATTCATTAAGATCAGCATGTGCAATTGCTAAGGCTGAATCTAATGGACGACCTTTTGCCTTTAATGGTAATTCAGAAACTGGCGACAGTTCTTATGGGGTATTTCAAATAAATATGTTAGGAAAACTGGGACCTGATCGAAGAGAAAAGTTTGATCTAGATTCAAATGTTGAATTGTTTAACCCAGTAGTTAATGCACAAATAACGCACTATATGACCAAGGGCGGGAAAGACTGGTCAGCATGGAGTTCTGTAAACGGAACACGGTACCAAGAATGGTACAACAAGTATCCTTGTAAAGTCTAATAATTAAAATACCCTCCTTGCTTTTGTCTTGGAGGGTTTTTATTTAATAATAATCAATTAAGTTTTATTTCAAAATTTTACCATTTCCCTATTGGACATTTTGCCGCTTCTAGTTGTGCTTTAACCACCATAAAACATCCACATTTTTTGCATTGTTTTGTGGTTTTTATTAACTCTGGACAACTTAAACAAATATCTAATCTTGATTTTGCCAATTCTTTGTTTGCTGGCTTTGTCATTGGATTAAGAAGATCTAATGGAGTTACTCCATTTTTTTCTTTATATTGTTGCCATTTTGATTTTGACACACTTACCCCCTACTATTTTTATAAACTGTTTAGATATTCTTCTGGAATATATGGATTTTTTAAATGCCATGCAGGATATCCAGAAATATCTCTATTTGTAATAATAAACTTTTCTCCATCAAATTTAGCATTTGGAGACACAACATACTGACCGTATGGATATTTTAATAAACTTTTAATTTGTGGATTACTTAATAATATGCTACCAAAATATTCAGAGGTTTGAAAATCTATTTCAGTATTATCTCCTTTGATAAATCTAATGGTAATACCATCATGATCTTCATAATTTTCAGACACATCTACTATTTCATCATACTCAGTAAACATAGATACGTATTCTGGTAGCACCGCAAGATCATAAAGGCAGTCTTCATCAATTATCCAAACAAGAGCATCTCCTCCTGGTCCGCTCACTTTTTCATCGTTTAGCATTTATTTCTCCTTATATTTATTAGCATCCTTGTCCTCTGTGACTTTGTGGACTATTAAAGCATAAACCTCCAGTTGCACATCCGCTATTATCACAACCAGCACCATTACATATTGCTAAAGATATATCAGTTGATGTACAAGTAAATCCTGATGGTGGTGGTGTGAAGGTCGGTGGGAAGAACGGTGGGAAGAATGGTGGGAAGAATGGTGGGAAGAATGGTCCCGTAAAGCCTGGGAAGAATGGTGGGAAGAATGGTGGGAAAAATGGCGGGGCTGCAGAAACTGGAGTAACACTATTACTTGATGATGAAAAGTCTGAGTCTAAAACTGTATTATTTAATTTAACTGCAAAAGTATATGTTGTTCCATTTGATAATCCAGTAACTATAATTGGTGATCCAGAACCTGTATTAGAAATTGAACTAGGTGATGAAACTACGGTATAGGTTAAAGAAGAACTAGGCTTACCTAAATAACTTGGTGTTGTAAAAGTTACAGTTGCTTGACCATCACCAGCAGTTGCGGTTCCAATTGTTGGTGTTCCTGGTTTACGACCAGCAGATGATGATACGGGTCCTAGTCTTGACATTATGCAACTAAGTCTCCAAGAACAACCCAAGAGTCGGTAGCACGTTTAATACATACGGCAGATGACCATTGTGCTCTTAATTTTAACCCTGGAGATCCATTTACAGTTGTAGTTCCTGGAGTAGTTGCTGCAATTGTTACCTGTCCTGTACCTGTTTGTAAAATTGTAATTTGTGCACCTGTTGCAAATGCTTGATTGGCGTTTGTTGGAATTGATAAAGTAACTGCAGAAGCACTTGACACTTCAACCATTTTTCCATTATCGGCAAGAACAAGTTCATAAGCAGTTGCTTGAGGATTAATTGCAAGATTTATAACTGGAGCAGTTAATGTTTTATTGGTTAATGTTGCGCTATTGATAAGTGTAACTTCTGGTGTTGTCCAGGCTAAACCTGATGCCGCTGCAGAGTTAGCAGTTAAAACTGTTCCATTACTTCCAACAGATAAAACAGATAACGTGTCATTTGCTGAAGCAGAAAGTAAATCACCTTTAGCATTAAAATCTGTTAATTTTAATGTTCCACCAACATCAATAGCAGTTATTTGACTTTGTAGATTATTAATTGTATAAGCAATAGATGGATTTACAAGGTTTGCCGTATTAGAGTTTGACGCAGTATAAGCATAGTCACCATAGTGATATAAACGTAGTGCTGCTTGTATATCAGCGGCATCTGCATACCCTGGAATTTTGGTCGGTACTAAATTACCTATTGATTCTGCTGCCATAGATCACCTCATTAGAATTATATCACATAAGATATATTCTAAGACTCCTCGTCCACTATAGTTATAAATAAATGTGTTGTAACTTGACCCTCTAAAACAGCCCAATCCCCATATGGACCAGAATCTACATCGGTTCTGTGTTCTACTGCTTTAAAGTTTATAACAAGATCTTCTCCATCTCCAACAAGCGCTGGAATACTCATTGAGGCAGCAACTGGATTATCATTTACAATACTATATTGAACACTAAAGTTTTCAGCAGTTAATGGGGTGGCCGTAGATATAACAATATCCGAAACAGGAATTGTGATAGAAGCCTCACCATTAACATAAGTTGTTAAAAATTTTTTAGAGTAAATTGTAGGATTTAATTCTAGTATTTCTATCCAGGTATTTGATCCAGGTTGAGAGACATATTGGTATAAGTATCCATAATCTGCACCTGGAGATGTATTAATATATAAATCATTTAAAAGTGGGGTTTGACCAATCTCTATTATATTTGGATTTCCTACACCTACAAAAACTTGGCTTCCACGAGTTCCCTCTGGTCCAATATCTATCAAAAGTTCTACAGTTTCTGGTGGGCCTAATACGGTAATGTCATCATTATTTAATAAAACATCAGGCATTAGACCGCACCTGTAATATCATTTATTATTGTAATTGTCCCAGTAAGCAATGTATAAACTTCTATACCATTTTCTATTTCAACATCATAGGGATATGTTCCAGGCTGTAAAGTTCTACCAACTGCTGGTGTTATTGTACATGTGACAATGTCTGTTGATTCATTTACTACTGCCGTACAAGCAGTTTGAATTCCAGTAGAGCCACGCTCTGTTGCAATGGTAAATGCAGCATCAAAATCTGTTAAATCAAACGCTGATCCGTTTGCTGTTTTAGGACGAATTACAAATTGAGATGTATCGCCACGGTAGTACGTAAAATTATATGTTCCTGGAAATGCCATTATTCCTCCTACCTCATTATACCATTAACAAACAGCAATATAGATACCATTAAGAACTATATTACTTTCATTATCTGCCCTGAATTGAATTGCACCACCCAGTGTTCTAATTCTTTGAGCATCTACATAGATGGTTTGGTTATAAGACATATCATAAGAATATTGGTATTTAAGAGTTGAAACATAACCTATTGGAGAGTTGTCGTAATCTGGAACAAATAGTCTAGCCCAAACCTCAGTATTATTCATATAGGTAGTTAGAGTAAAATTATATCTTACATCTACCTTTGCTCCAAGTTTTAAGGTTTTAAAGTTAAAGTTTTTTGATTCATTATTCCATAAAGTATTTGCACCCTTTGGCATATATGTTTCATTAGATGTTTTTTCGTCTTTTATAAAATTTATAGATACCCACC